TATTTCCTCTTTATGTAGTTCTATTTCAATTAACTTCTCTGTGTAATGGAGGACTTTTCGCAAGTCTTCAATTCCACCTTTGTGTTTCCATCTTGAGATGTACTTGACAATATTGCCTTCAAGATATCCAAGGTCATTGGCAACAATGTAATCCCATGGCTGGATAGAATTTCTAGCATAGTGGTTTCCTCCGACTTGATGGTTGTTTGCGCTCATAGATGTTTGACACTATGTGATTTATGAAGAACCCACTTGCTTCCCATATCTTTGATGCATTTTTTAATAGCCTCTTCGTTACGCGCCCGCATTGCCTCAATCTCTGCATCAGACATGCGGCCATGGTATATGGAGTCGCTAACCGGTTCCCATACTTTAGACTGGCCAATAAACTCACGCTCAAAAGCTTTCATCAGTTGATTAAACATTGAATAAATCCTCGTATGGGTAAATTGGTTCTTTTGGTAAAAACAAACGGGTTACATTTTCTCCACGGCAATAGGAATGAATAGCCTTTTGAGTCTTCCAAAGCTTTTCAATCTTGTCTGATTCACCGTTGTTGGTATTACGCATGAATGCTTCGCGAGCAAGAATGATGACTCTTTCCTCTGGGCTTTCAGACACACCGCTCAACAAGACTTCTGAGAAACGACGAAGCTTTGTAATTTTTTCTCCATAAAAGTGAGCCAACATTAAAGCGCCAATAATAACTGCTGGGTTTAAATGTCTACGATTGGTCACAAAACATTCTGATGCAGCGCGAATATGGATTTCCATATCTTCAGCAAAAGATAGAATCTCTTCTGTTGATAAGCGTTTAGGAGCAGACAACAAATTAATCATGCCAATTTGTTTGGCTGTAATCCAGTCGTTTAAGCCGCCAATCTTGATGCCATCTATTTTGCTGCGTGGACGATGAGTATCAATATGAATAGATTGAGACTTTTTAAGGCCTCTAACTACTAACATTTCAACTGGGACACCAGCACGAACAATTCCTAGTAACCGATGTTGGCCATCTGCTAATGTTCCATCCTCATAAAATGCAACACCTTGATGGGTCAAAGACCAATTACCTTCTTTCATCATCTGTGCATACGTAGCGGTATTACGATCGCTTATGCTACGGTTAATGATATTCTTGCCTAACATTTTTTCTGCCATATCTGGCGTGATTTTTAATACATCAAACTTCATTTTGCTTCTCCTCTAGGTATGTTTGATACTGCTTACAAAATTTACTTACTTGACAATAGCTTGCGCATCTTGTCCTCTCTCCTGGGCGCGTCTCAATAAAGAATCCTTTGCCCGCTTCTTCCAATGCTACTTCAGCGTCTTCTAAACTGTTATGTAAAGATTTAGCTCTTACTGCCCCGTTCTTTTTAAGTGCGTAGACGGTTTCTTTTTCCCACATTTCTTCAGAAGTACAAGGCGGTAAGACTGCTCCAGTTTCTTCTGCGAATAAGGCCTCGGAATGTGCATGAATGCGTTCACGGATGTACGCTTCACGTCGCTCCATACTCCATAAAGGAATATCAATTGTGATAATGCTACTTGCTGGGTAGTTAGCACGAGTTTGCGACTCTCGTTGATTGAAGTCTTTAATGATTGCGACGATACTAAGTTTCGTAACTGGAGTTGCTTTAAGGTGTTCAACCAACCATGCATATACATTTAATTGCTGCTCCCATTCAGGTTTAGGATTTTGGACTGACCATGCACCAACTGTTTTCCAGTCGGTAATTTCAATGCCATCTGCTGTCATTGTTTGCACATCGATCGCGCCGGAGATATGCCATCCATCAAGCTCAGCATAAAGACGCTCTTCAACTACATCATTAGGGCCAGGATGCTGCTCAAGCATATTGTGGAATGCCGTACCAAACATAGAGAACACCAGTGTTGATACGTCTACCTCAATCTCGTTATCATGCTTTTTACGCAAGATAGAAATCTTAGGACTGTTCATCATCTCAGTAACAGATAGATGAGCCTTACCTTTCGAGTAAGACGGCTTTTGTGCCAGGCGCACAATGGCGTCTGGCAAATTAAAATTATTTGTTATTTTCATTTTTCTTTTTTATCCACATTTTTAATTCAATTGCATTAATGATTAGGTCATTGATCTCATTAACAGTTGACTCTTCGTCCTCAGTAATCAACAACTTTGAGATTGCCTTATAGTTCTTAGCAATAGCCAATAGCGGTTCTACGTAATCAATCATTTTTTCCTCTTATCTACTATAACCAACGCGGTTACCATTATTATCGTAATAGTTTTTTGTACCGCTTGGAGTTATTGTTTCATACCCTAAACGAGTACCGCTATTATCGTAAACCCCAGTATTTGTATTGTAATTAAACTCACTGTTTTTCCAATTGGATGGAGAATTGTTCCAGCTTGCTGAACTGTTTTCGAAATTGTATTCCGAGTTCTTCCAGTTGTAAGGTGAGTTCTCCCAGCTCGTCACGCTCTGAGCGCTTAACGACATAGACGTAGCACATAAAGCTACCATTAATATACTCTTCATAAATTTTCCTCATTTTAAATAACTTATAATTCCTGCTAAATAGAAAGCTACCGCTACTGCCTCTACTATGAATAACGGTATATCTCTTTGGATAATTCCCGCTATTGTCCACAGTGTACTACCAACAATACTTAGCACGATATTTAATGGATAAATATTAAAGCTTGTAAGAAAAATACCACACAAGCATAGTATCGTGCCAAGCCATTTTATCATTTACTTCTTGGTAACTGCCCACTAAAGGTATAAGTTCCGGTATGACCAAAGCTAGCCCAAGGAGCAGCATAAACTTTGAATCCAGCTTCCCGTGCAATTTTGCAAAAATGGTAATCTTCAGATAACAGGCGGTTAGATTCTTCGTCAATACTGGTAGCAAAGAACTCTTTAATTACTTTAATTTCACGAACTGTATCTATTGCGTGGTACATGTCATTGGTATAGCTAGGCACCTTATCAGCAAGAGCATCAAACACCTTACGCTTAATTAACATAAAACCTGTACCGCCATTAGAAATTTCCATTGGCGTATTAATGTTTCCTTGTTTGGTTTGTTCACCATGCGGAAGATTTACTACGAATGCGCCAGTATAGTTTGATAGCTCTTGAGGTGGAACTCCACGCTTAACTGCGGCATCTACTTCTACCCAGTTGATTTCTTTCTTAGGGTACAGGCCACAAATGATATCTACATCGGCATCAACCATGCGAGGAATATCGGCAGGATTAAAGTTAATGTCGGCATCAATAAACATCAAGTGAGTGGCATCAGACTTCAAAAAATCATAAACCATGCTATTTCTAGCGCGAGTAATCAATGATTCATTCATCATAAATGAGTAGTACATTTGTATATTATTTTGCCCAAACATACCTACGCACTGCATTACTGCAGAAGCATACATACCTGTACACATACCACCATACATTGGAGTAGCTACAAATAATGAAGCTTTTGGTCCAATTGGTTTTGCTTGTAATTGCGGTTTGTCTTTTTTAAAACTCATTTTGTTTCCTTTTTTTGGTCAATGTATTGTTTAAGTATACTTAATATGCCAGCCTCAACTAAAACAGCTAGTCCTTCTTTGTCAAAATTAACTACTGCATCTGCTGATCCATCTTCATATTCTTTAATCACTTCTAATTGGATATTCATTTTTTTCTCCAAGGTAAATCGACATATGCGTTCTTCATGGCTGCGTTACCATCTCTAAACATCTGATGTAATCTTTCGGGCGCTCTGTAATTAACTGTAGCCTCGCCTGTGCATCCGAAGGAAGGCAAAGTTGATGCGGCAGCTTTATAGAATGGTCTGTCTGCGCCCCATTGTCCGTAAAAAGAATGTGCCACCCTAACCAAATATTCGCGCTTAAAGCAATAACAATTAGTATCGACAAAATTGAGTGTGTGATCATAAAACGTCGGCCATCTGCCAAGGCTTTCACAATCGTCATCTCCAATGTATTCTCCATCCTCATTGCATATTCTCCTCAAACTGTAAGCCCACATTAAGTCTTTACTTCTAATTTTATTGATCATGGTTTCTACATGATTAGGTTCGAACCAATTGTCTTCATCTAAGAATAGGATGTAATCAGCGTTTACCAGCAGAGGCATAGCTGCATAGACTCGATGTCCATACCAGCCATTACCGCCTACGTTCTCCGGTAATTCAATTACTTTTAATAAATTTTTTGGCATGTATCCGTCTGCCTTTTGAACTCCATCCAATACAACCAAATGCTCAGCAGTCATGGTTTGGTCTTTAACACTTTGGATAGCTTTAAATACTGTATCTTTCCCAGTCGTAGGGGTAATTACCATTATCCGCATGTTTTTATCCAGGTTCCACCAGACTTTTGCATTACGCATCCATCAACCATTTGGTTTTGTTCGTATGGCTCTTTGGGGCATTCTTTGCTTGAACTGTTTCCCCAAAAATAAACACACACAATAATAAAAAGCACAATTATTACAATATTTTTATACATATAGCTCCGTCACATTTTCACAAGATTTACAAATACTGCATTTAGAAAACTTTGGTTCCTCATTAATCTTAATCAAATCTAGTAAGGGTTTACCCTCAAATATCTCTTCATAAGTTTGAGTTAATAGATTGCCAATAATATGCTTAAGGTCATAATCCATACAGCAAAGCACAACGTCACCATTAGGTAACAGAACATTTCGATCATAGAATGGGGTACTCCTACAAGTAAGTGCAAAGGTATTCATTGGTGTAATACTAATAGGCTGGCCCGCTACCTGCTCGGTATTCAAACTATCCGCCCGCGTATGTCCTTGCCAACTTGGAAGACGTCCAATAATATGTTGCAGTTCTGGAGCTACAAATCCAGACTTATCCATAGTCATAGCGCCAATTCCGCATGGTAACTGCCATGTCATAAAACTTTCTAATGCGTTCATCCATTCAGTGGTTTGTTTCCAGCCTTTCATATTGCCATTGGCATCAGGCAAATGAAGCATAACCACATCCACCTGACTAGGATGAGCTTCCAATACTTTGCGAACTCGATCGGGATCTTTCATGCCATACAGTGTGGTATAGATTGCCACTTGAAATCCCATAAATAAAACGGTCTCTAGCATCTCCGTACAGTGCGGGTTAGCCCAAGGCTCAGACATGCCAGAAAAATCAATCCTGGTGTCTTTTGGTAGCTTTGCAAGGACTTTAACTAGATCTGCTGGCTGCATATACTTTTCGCTATTACCATAGCTGTCTCGTAGGTTCTCTTGTGGGCAAAAAGTACACATCAGCGGGCAACCAATCATTGTGGTCAACTCCATTACTGGGCCTTCAAAATGTTTAATACCGTATTTTTCTTTCATTTATTTTCCGTACATTGATGGTGGGAGAGGGCGATCAAATTGATTGGTTACATTTGGTTGATCTAGCCGATGTGGAAACTTGGTAACAAATCCTTCAGGCTCAGCCCGATCTTTACGCAATAGTGTTAATTCAAATACGGTAGTCATTAAGATTCCATCAACTTCAATGAATGGACAGTTATTGTTGGGATGGTTATGAACTACATTAAAATCTTGCAATAACTTTGCAAAAAAAGTTTGGACTATGCCCCAAGCAAGTGGATTGTTAAACCAGTGTTGTACATCGTGAATCTCAATAACGATGATACGAAAACTGTTTAATGTATTTCGGTCAGCGGTCAATATAGTTGCATACTCTCCGCCCTCTATATCCATTTGCAAGATATAGTCGCCCATAATAGCCAATTGCTCATGCATCCATGAAGTTAAAGTCATGTAGCCATCGGTATTTACGCCGTCTAAATACTTCTTGGTAAAAGACGCTACCTCTAAACCGCCAGGCGGGGCATCTACTGAAGCATCTGCAAGATGAGATTTAATGCCGCGCTCAAGAAGATCTTTCTCAAAGCTGGCAGTTACATCTACACCAGGAGAAAAACAAGCTGTAATGCCTTCTAAATCGTTTGGAATTAGATATCCGCCATCGTTATTTCCGCCAATACGTACCAGCTCAAACTTGGTTTTTACTGGGTATAGGGATTCTAAAAGATCCTGAAGTTGATTCATTATTGAACTATATTTCGTACAAAATCTAATGCGTTATCAAGGCTGGGTTCTTCCCAGAGGAGAGGCTTAGTATACATAGCCTCGTAGAGTTCTTTGCTTTCATCAATAGCCTGAATGGTTTGCACGAACCAAGCCATGTCCTTTGTGCTGATGTAGTTCAAATAAGCGCCCTCATGGAAGTCGCAATCGACAGACAGTGTGCCGCTATAGATTGGTACTGTACCGCCCGCATAAGCGTCTAATAGCTTTTCAGTTACATAGCCGTCATAGATGGAGTTCTCAGGGCATAAACAAAACTTATAGCTAGGCAGCACATCAAACTTCGATTGACGCAAAGAGTTGTTAAACATATTTCCGTAGCCATGTACGGGTTTATACCTAGATATAGAGTTGTACAAGTTAACCCTCAAACCCTCTGGATTGCCAGCAATCATGGCGCAAAACTTATCTTTCTTTGCCCAGTCTAATACTCTTGGTTTGGTTAACGGTTTAATCTCAATCAATGGTTCATACCCATGATTATGGGCATTTGCTCTGCGTGGCTTCTGTTCAAAGTCGGGCCATGCTAACCGTGAATACCATAAAGGTAATCGAAAATTACGTCCACCATAACTGTCATAGTCAAAAGAAAGAGAATGGTCATAGCCCATGTAGCTAGGCCGAATATTCTCTCCAATGTACGCAATAGTTTTTCGTGGATCATATTGAGCGTTTCCAAAGACTGAAGTTACGATAAGGTCTGCTTCGTATGGATTGTTTGTATATTCAAATCCACCCAGGGCGCGCTGAAAGAAGTACTCAAAGAAGTCCCCATCAAATCCACCTTCCCAAAAGTTAATGACGCATAGCTTTTTCATTAGCATCTCCCGTCCAGGTCAACTTCTTTTTTCTTATTTTTTTTTAGTTCATGCTTGGCTATAACTGCCTCTAACTTTCGTATGCACTCTTGTTGCTTGCGGTTTTCATTCATTAAATCAGACACTTCTACGTCTATCTCATCGCTGATTCTAGTCAGGCAATCTACGGCGCACCAGCAGGCCCCGCTTTCGGCATTATCTGCAATGCTAGCAGCCACCATTTCTACAACCATAGCCGCGCTATGTACTCTGTAACCTAGTTCGCTAATCTTGTTAGCTTTTTCCCATATTGCATCCATCTTTTTGCTCTCCTCTTGGTTTAAAAATGTAGAACAAATCGCCATTGTTCCTTTGGATAATTTTGCGTTGCTTATCTCTGTCGTCCACATAGTCTTTTAAGTAATAAGTAATATGGTTATCTAACTTAAAGTTTTCTTCTTTCTTTTTGCCAGCCATCATCTGCCTTTCATAAACAAGTAGATTGCATAGCATGCGCCAAACACAACTACCGCAACGATTAGTTCAATCATTTTTTTCTATCCTTGGCCCACTCGTCCATTGCTTTATCAAACAAGCGCTGGAGTTCTGCGTTCTCTTCTTTTAATTTCTCTATTTCAGCTTGTTGTTGAAGTATCATGTTGGCAGCTCGATGATCCAAACGACCATTCAATTCATCAGCTATTTCATTTGCGTTCATAACTCTTGTGCCTTTCTTAGTATTGCTTTAGCAAATTCATGTTCATTAAATTCACCATAAGGAAGCATACATTCAACATAAACATCAGTTATTTCCTCATCTGTTAGTGTCTTTGCTGGATGGGTGTAGAGTGGTGTTGGATTTGGATAAATGTCAGGATTAGGCTTCTCAAAAGAAACATAAGTACTAATGTCAAAAGCACCTTGAAACATCCACGCTACTGGTTCATTGGCTGGCTTTACAAACTGACCAATGTTTTGACTTAGATTGTTTGCGTCAATAGTTTGTTTCAACGCCTCTATGTCCATTTCCCTTAGCGCTACTATGGCTGTTAGCTTGTCAATCTGCTCTTGTTGCTGGCGTAGCATGGTGGCTGCATCTTGGTTATATCCACCATCACCACATAATCCAATTAAATCAGCTAGTTCATTTGCGTTCATTGGCTTACGTTCTGCCTCTTCTCTATCTTGTGTAGTAAATGTCGTCATGGTCAATGTGATGTCGGTACGTTTTCAATCTCACGCTCTGCAAGCATGGCATCAGCCAGCTCGTATGCTCTCTTGGCGGCTACTTCATCCCAAGTCTTTCCGTTGGATAGATCGAACTTCCAATCACCGGAACACATGCCGCTCATTACTTTAGCCGCGAAGTAATCGCGTAGCCTACGTTGTCTATCAGTCATATACTCTCCTCTTTTTTTAAGACTATAATCATCGGTATGAATACAGTCAATACATTGTACCCACATTAATACAATTATTTTTATCAGTGATTACCCTAAAACTACCTTACCCTTGTAGCGTCAACTCG